TAAACAAATTAAACACAAGTATAGTTCAAAATCACTCTTTAGATTTGGATGAAAATTTATGTGGATTTGTAGAATATAGAGATTTTTGTGCGTATAGAAACAAGGATGAAATCTTCTTGTCTTTCTGGAGATAAAACATATAATTGATTAGGAGAAAAATATGAATTTAATTTTATTCGCTTTAAGTGCTGTAGGAATGACCCATATAATTGTAGACGGGTCTATAACAGAACCATTTAGAAACTTTGTAAAATGGATTACTAAAAAATTAAGAATTCCTAGTTTTGGAAGCGTAGTAGATTGTTATCTTTGTGCGGGAACTTGGTGTGGTTTCTTGATGGGTTATATTTGGATATCTGACGAACCACTAAAGATTTTTGCGTGTGGCTGTGCAAGTGGATTTTTAGCTAATCTAGGAGCTGTTGTAGTTAATTGGATTGAAGCATCAACTATAGTGAATTTACCAAATGAATAAATACTCATTTTTCTGCGACCATTGCAGCTTTAGAAAAATTATAAACAACCCAGAAGATCTGGATATTTTTGTTATCATTCCATCTTCACCTATACAAAAAACTATACCTCAAATAGATTCTTTGACTAAGAAGTTAAAGATGCAAAGTATGAACCAGCCTAAAAAATTGAAGTGTCCAAAATGTGGGTTCTCAAATAGACCTAAGATAATCAAAGAAGAGGCGAAAAATGACAACATCGATAATTAGACCCGTAACCTTAATGGATGTTAAACAAGCACTAAGAGACTCAAGATTTAGAGAAAGTTTGCCATCATATTTCAATGAAGATATGCAAAAATGGCAACAGAATCCGGGATGTGCTTGTAATGTGCCTCTTTATAAAAAGATTATGACAGATGCAAAAGAACAGTTAAAGGAATACTATCCCAACAAAACAATTGTTAGTTTAGAAGAAGATGCTAAAAAACTAGCTGACAACAATTTTTCTGTGATTAATTGTCATATTGATGAGCTAGAAGACAAACTAAAAAAACTCGGAATAGGACGAAAACATATAGCTGTGTGCAGATATGAAGACCAAGTAACAGCGATAGTGAATGAACTTGATTACTTATATTGATTTTTCTATACCATAAACCTTGTATGAATCTATGATTTTTTTACAAGTATCCATCATTTTATTTGGATAGTCTTTATATTTAGATATTTCCATAGGCCAATCATCGCTTTTTAGTCTTTTAGAACCCAAAATCAATGCGTTTTCATAAAAACAAATAGCTTTGTCACATTGATTTAATTCATAGTATATATCGCCCAATAAACACCAGAATTCGGCCATTAAGGGCTTCTCGGCTATACAAGACAATATAAGCTCAATAGCTTTCCTATAGTCTCTCTCGGCCTTTATATAGCATTTTACCATGGCACAGTAGTATTGTGTCATGGTAAACGACATGCCTTTTATTCTTTCTTGATGAAGATATAATTCTGCCAAATTCAAAAACTTCTTCCAGTCTTTATTGGATAGCTGGATGCAAGATAAATAATAGATTGGCTCTACTGATAAAGGTTTATTTTTCCGCCAAATTTCTAATAATTCTAATTTAATGCTATCTGATTTGTTTGGATTTGAAATAAAATAAACTTCTGTATCTTTTGCTGATCCTGATACAGTTTCAAAAACAGGATTTTTGAACTTTAGATTTTTACTTTTATGCCAAAATCTAATTTCTTTTGTTATTAAGTCATTCTGTAAATAATTAATTTTATAAGCACTTGGCTCTTTAGTCAAACTTACTATCTTGTCTGGGTCTGATATCATTACCTCCCAAGCATCAACAAACAATACCCAATCTGTATCACTGTTTTTAATCATAAGATTTTTTGCTTCGCTTATGTTCTCATTCAGCGATAAAGGCAATACTTGAACGTTTTCGTAGTTTTTACATATTTTTATTGTGTTGTCTTTGCACCCCAAGTCGCCAATAAGAATTTTTGCGTTTAAAGAAGAAACGGATTGAAGTGTGTTTTCTATAGTTTCTTCATTATTTTTGGCTAAAATATTAACTGTTATATTCATTTTTATCAAACTTACTCTCTATTAAAGAACGAAAAGCTAACGCTTCGTTTTCCATGTTTTTAGACTCATAGTATTTGCATAATTCTCGATAGAATTTGGGCACATCAGGTTTGTCTAATAACTGTAAAAGTATATGGTATATTTCCATACTTTATCATAGGGTTAATGATGAAAAAAGATTTTGCACCACTTAGAAACATCCCACAGAATGAATCTCCATGGGAAGGAAGTTGCAAAAAAAAGCCGTGGCAATATAAAGTTACTGCTGTAATTCCTTGTTTGGATACATACGAACAATTAGATATATGCATTAAACTATTAAGACTACAAGAAGAAAAGCCATACATTGTAGTAATAGATACGGGTAGTTGTAAAGAAGAATACGATAAAATAGAACAACTAAGAGATGAGGATGTTGAGATTCATGCGTTACGTTTCAACGGAGTTCTCCACCCCTCAGACTTTCCTGCTATAGCAATGGATTTGGCGTTTAGTGCCTGTAGAACAAATTATTTGTTTGCAACTCATGCTGATTGTTTTCTAAGAAATAAAAACTTTTTAACTGATCTAATTGATCTTTGTCAAAGTAAATCGCCCGTTGTTGGTTATGAAATAAGTCCTCGAAAGCACGAAGACTGGAAAGGTATGGTGTCTCACACAGCAACCATGTATCACATGCCAACCATGGACAGAATAGGCTTTGGTTGGAGCCTTCGAAGACTGTCTAACTATTACAATATCAGAGATTATAGACCATCATTAACTAGACCAGGATGGCCCGACACAGAGATATTAGGAAATTACATACTAAGAACTCACAATATAACGCCACATTTAATCGGCAAAGAACCAAACTTCCAAAGAAAGAAAGACGAAAATATTGATCATTTTCGTAGTTTCACCAGCGGAAAATTATACAGCCCATCTTATTATGAGAAAGCTAAAAAATGGTACCAAGAAGCGAAAAAAGAAGCACTCGAAAGAATTGAAATTTGGGAGCAAAAAGAAATAAAGGAGCTTGATGTCAACAGAATACTTAAATAATAAAACCTTTGAAAAATTAATTGTAAGGTTTCAATCTTCGAAAAAAGAAAAAATAAAATACCAGTTATTCATGGATGATATCAACAAAACAGAAATAAGAACAAGCAAAAGAGGAAAATATAAAAAACCTGAATCTTGGAAAAATGTTGAGATAATTTACAGATCAGTGGAGTTTAATTTCCAAGAAGTTCAAAAAGAACTTGCAACTGCTTTTTACACACTATCAGAGAACATAGTTAGATACGCCAAGTTTAACCTAATCGACCAAGATGATGCTGTTCAAGAAGGAGTAATGATTTGTTTTGAAAAAATAGATAGATTTGATCCACAAAAAGGCAAAGCATTTAACTACATGACCACTTGTATACTAAATCACTTTAGACAAATGTATAGAAGTGCAAGGAATTATAACGAATTAAAGAAAAGATATTTAGACCACGTGCAGATTCAAATGGAAAAACAAATGTCTGGTAGAAAAGGAGTTTATAAACGACATAATATTGTTGTAGACTCTTGAATAATTAAATTATAAGCATATAATTAGAATATAATATAAGGTGCAAACATGAAAAACAACCCATTCGACCAGCTTGAAAATCAAGAGCTAATACAAAAGCTAATAGATAGTGGATATTCAAACTTAGTAGATGCTTTTTTACTAAACGATGGAAAAGTTTATACTAAAAAAGGAAGATTAAATAAAAGCGGAGCATGTAGAGTTTTAAAATGTAAGCCAAAAGATTTAGAAGACGCAATCGCCGCATGCCAGTCTCTTCTAAATAAAGAGATGGCAACAGAAGAAAAAGAAATCAACTAATATAAGCCCGGTCGTATCTTAAAGTTACTTCGCAAGTCAGCACCTCGCTACTAGTCATGTCCAAATCTCCAAATTCTATTGATTGTGGCCATGCATTATCGAAGGTCCAAGTCTCGATTACGTTCCCACATCCGTCATACATTTCTAAAGTACATTGTTTCTTCCAGCCATCTGCCGATGGTTTATAAGTACCATTGCCTCCGTCGCCATTTGGATCATATACTTGTTTGAGCCATTCGAATATTGGATGTTTATTCCTTTTAAGATCATATAAAGACAATGTGATGGGCTTCCATTCAGGCTTTCCTGGAAAATATATTGTCTCCGTCACGTGTTGTGCTTCTAATTCTTTGAAACTAACGGATGGTCTGGCTGCTTTGCTGGGTGGTAATGAATCTATGCCTTTTGTATCCGCACTTATTCCATCTATTTTAAATAACCATCTATTTTTTCTTTTAAAACATGTAGTTGAATCATCTAGACCAAAATCAAAACCCATTGTTTCTCTTGCCATTAGCCTCCTAAAATAAAAGCCTTGTATCTACAATTATAATAGATACAAGGCTTTGTATTTGATTTG